TAGATGTTACATTTCGTCACTTACTATGATGAAGCTTCCGAGCGCTATGCGTATTAAGTATGATCAATTCTTTGATGAGGGATCTCTCATGGTTTTGGATTGTTCTGTTTTGGACATGATGGATGTTTATGATGATTTGGATAAGTTTGTCCAAGATAGGCAATACGATGTCCGCTGTATAGGATTTGATCCTTACAATGCGAAGGAGTTTATAGCTCGTTGGGAATCGGAGAACGGTTCTTTTGGAATTGAGAAAGTAATTCAAGGAGCTAAAACCGAATCAGTTCCATTAGGAGAACTTAAAATCCTTGCAGAACAACGGATGTTAGTATTTGATCAAGAAATGATGTCCTTTACTATGGGGAATGCAATCACGTTGGAAGATACCAATGGCAACAGAAAGCTTTTAAAGAAGCGATCTGATCAGAAGATAGATAGTGTCGCGGCGTTAATGGACGCCTATGTGGCATACAAACTCAATAAGGATTCTTTCGAATAGGGAGGGATGCGTGTGCCGAGACCTAGCATAGGCGCCAGATTAAAACATGCGTGGAACGCATTTCGAACCAGGGATCCTACTAGGGAGATTGAGCAAAGTGTTAACTTAGGTTACGTTAACACAACTCGTCCAGATCGTGTTCGATTGCGTGGAGGAGTAGAGAAATCTATTATAGCAGCGATCTATAATCGCATTGCAATAGATGTATCTTCTGTATCTGTGCAACATGTTCGGACTGATCAAAATGGCCGATATGAAGAAACTATTGATTCTGGTCTTAACAATTGTTTGACCATTGAAGCCAATCTCGACCAATCTTCTCGCGCGTTCTTTCAGGACGTTGTGATGTCAATGTTTGATGAAGGTTGCGTTGCTGTGGCTCCAATTGATACTAGTATAAATCCCACGGTGTCTGGATCTTATGACGTTCATACATTACGTACAGGGCGTGTTGTAGAATGGCGTCCAGAACATGTTCGATTGGATCTGTACAACGAGCAATTAGGAATTCGGGAGGAAGTTACACTTCCTAAAAAGATGGTTGCGATTATAGAGAATCCTTTGTATGCTGTTATGAACGAACGAAACAGCACTTTGCGTCGTTTGATTGAGAAGCTAAATCTTCTTGACGCCATCGATCAGCAAAGCGGATCTGGTAAACTAGATTTGATTATTCAACTTCCTTATGTTATAAAATCCGAACAGCGTCGTCAACAAGCGGAAGAGCGACGCAAACTCATCGAGACACAGTTGTCTGGTTCCAAATATGGAATTGCATATACGGACGGAACAGAGCGAATTACTCAACTTAATCGAGCCTCTGAAAACAATCTCATGTCCCAAATCGAGTACCTGACGAGTATGCTTTTTAGCCAGTTGGGGTTAACGGAAGCGGTGTTCATGGGAACGGCGGAAGAGCTCGAAATGCTGAACTATTGGACTCGTACGATCGAACCAATACTCGCAGCGATAAGAGATGAGTTTAAGCGTAAGTTCTTGACTAAAACGGCGAGAAGCCAGAATCAGACAATTATGTTCTTTAAAGGCGCTTTTATGCTCGTTCCTGCAGAACAGTTGGCCAATTTAGCTGATAAGTTCACGCGGAATGAGATTCTTTCGCCAAACGAAGTTCGCGCAGAGATTGGATACAAGCCTTCTTCGGATCCAAAAGCTGATGAACTTCGAAATCGTAATCTTAATCAAGGTGGAGACGAAGTACCAGCTGGGGCACCGACTGATGGCGCCAACCAAGGGAAAGGAGACAAGAAGTAATGAAGGGTAAGTTCGATTTTAGCGGGTACGCTACAAAGGTAGGGCTTAAATGTTCTGATGGTCGGACCATCCTTAAGGATGCTTTCAAGCACAATGATGGCCAGACTGTCCCATTGGTTTGGCAACATCAGCACAATGAGCCTTCAAACATTCTCGGCCATGCTGTTTTGGAACATCGAAACGATGGTGTGTATGCTTACTGTAAGTTTAATTCTACGGAAGCAGGCAATAACGCAAAACAGCTAGTGGAGCATGGAGACATTACCGCGTTGTCCATTTATGCAAACGAACTTAAGGAGAAAGCTAAGCAGGTTATGCACGGCATGATCCGAGAGGTAAGTCTGGTGCTTTCCGGAGCAAATCCGGGGGCGTTGATCGATAATCTTTGTTTTGCTCATGCCGACGGGAGTTTGACAGGAGAAGTTGATGAGACAGAAGCCATCATCTATACTGGACTGACTCTTAGTCATGGCGAGGAAGCAAAAGAAGAGGATTCGGAAGAAGATGACCAGACTGAAGGAAAAGGGACAGCGACGCATTCTGCTACGGATCCCACAATAAAGGAGATATTTGACGGTATGACAGATCAGCAGAAGACCGTTGTCTATGCGATGTTGAGCAACGTCATCGGGTCTCCTGCATCTATGGATCATTCTAACAAGGAGGGAAACGGTGTTATGAAGACCAACGTATTCGACAAGAAGACCAAAGAAGATGAGCCCGGCGGTCCGGTGCTTACTCATGCGCAATTTCAGACGATTATGGAAACGGCTAAAAAGAGCGGCTCCTTGAAGGAAGCGGTTCTGAGTCATGCCGCTGAATACGGAATCGATAATATCGAGATTCTGTTCCCCGAAGCTCAAAACGTTCGTACAACTCCAGATATCGTAGGACGCGATCAATCATGGGTTGCCGGGGTACTTGGTGGATGCCAGAAGACGCCTTTTAGCCGTATTCGCAGTCAGTCGGCCGATTTCACGGAAGACGAAGCGCGGGCCAAGGGCTACATTACAGGCGAATTCAAGAAAGAACAAGTATTCCCTGTAATGAAGAGAATCACGACTCCTACGACTATTTACAAGAAGCAGAAGCTCGATCGTGACAACATTGTCGATATTACAAGTTTTGATGTTGTTGCCTGGATCAAGGGCGAGATGCGCGTTATGCTCAATGAGGAAATCGGTCGCGCCCTTCTCATTGGTGATGGACGCGATATAGCTGATGCCGATCATATCAACGAAGACAATATTCGTCCGATTTGGAAGGATGACGATTTCTACAGCCATAAGTTGCAGGTGGATCCGTCCATTACGACGCTCGAGCTTATTGACGAGATTGTAAGGGCGAGGAAGAATTACAAAGGAACTGGTTCTCCTACCCTGTACACCACTGTGGATGTCGTTACAGACATGCTTCTTGTAAGGGATACTCTTGGACGGAAGATTTATCCTACGATGGCCGAACTTACTTCTGCACTGAGGGTAGCCAACATTGTCGAGGTCGAGGTTATGGAGAATCAGACTAGGACGGACGGCGAAGATAACGAATTTGATCTTATCGGCATCTTGGTGAACTTGAGTGATTATACTCTAGGTGCTGATAAGGGTGGTCAGGTCGCTATGTTCGACGACTTCGACATCGACTACAACCAGTACAAGTATCTGATCGAGACGCGTCTTTCTGGCTGTTTGACCAGGTGGAAGTCAGCCGTTGTCATCGAGAAGGAAGCTGCCTCTGGTTGATCTGAAAGAGTGAGGATGTTTTATTATGGACAGTAACGACATAGTTCTATCAGATACAGCTGTAATGATGATAAGCCCCGATTATAAGGAACGTTTTAAAGCCGAATATTATCAATTAACTATTCGTCTTATGAAACTAGATACTATGATAAAGGAATACGAATTGGGGCATTTGTCCTTTACTCCCACTTGTCCAATAGACATGCTAAAACGGCAAGCGGAATCTATGGAACAATATAAAGCTGTATTGATAGAAAGAGCGAAACAGGAAGACGTTCTGTTGTAGGAGGAAATTCTAATGGCAAAATTTAGAGGGGAAATCGGATACGCTAAGCAATTGGAAGTTCGCCCGGGCATTTGGCAAGAGCAAATCGTTGAACGTATGTACGTTGGCGATGTTCTTAAAAATGTCAATAAGTGGCGAGAAGGTAAGAATACCAATGATGATCTTACCGTGGAAAATCGGTTTAGCGTCGTATCTGATAGTTTTGCCGACGAGAATTTTCATCTTATGCGATACGTCCATTGGATGGGTGCGCGATGGAAGATTACCAGTGTAGAGGTACAGAGACCTCGTTTGGTCCTGTTGATAGGAGGTGTGTATAATGGACCGACGGCTTCAACTCCAGCTGGTCCTTGAGGATCTTTTAGGTTCTCGAAATGTATATTTTCAACCTCCTTCGACAGTAAAGATGAAGTATCCATGTATTGTCTATACTCGAGGAGAAATTGGCTTTCGAACAAATCTATCCAATGCGTTTGCTAATGACAAGTCTTACTCACGTAGGACCACGTATACGGTCACCGCGATCAGTCAAGAGCCTGATTCGCCTCTTATGGAGAAGATCTTGTCTTTGGAGTATTGCACCTTTCAACAAAATTTTGCTACGGATGGTTTGAATCATGATGTATTCATACTCATTTGGTAATCCAATAAACGCAAGGAGGAAAACGGAATGAAATGCGAGACGAAATGAATGCTAAGGATTTTGCATCAGGCAGTCGCGGCGACGTCGTCCGGGCGCCTGGTAGCAATATTCATATAGAATTTGAGGAGCCTGTAGCGCGTGATTACCTCATACTTGGCGTTCTGATAATATGGCGTGCCAACAGCGTGACGTCAGACATAAATAATTTTGATTTCCTGTTGTAAATCCATTCTCTTTCAGTACGCCATTTCCCGTTGCTGCTCCACAGACTATTTGCTGGAAATGTTACAGGAGAAACGAACGGAATAGTATTGATTAGTTTACTGAAGAAATAAGTTGAAACTTTGATGGAAGTCATGTTTTCGTGAGGCCCAGGGGGCTTTTGTTTTTTAGAATTATTCTGGAAATAGGTTTCGGGTCTGTAGACTTATGTAGAGACTCGGTTTTAAAGCGATGTGTATACAGGATGTTACAGGAGGAACGGACCAGACTT